ACTTTGTTGCTTCTTTGTTTTACATCTCTCCTTGGACCAACCACTTCATGCCAATTGCGTATCTGTCCTCGTGTGCTTCTGTGCAGTATTTCATCTATTCTTTCTGCACCATATTGGTTTGCCCATTTGCCTCTGAATTGTGTTGCTGTGCTGTTGGGAACCATACGAGCCCAGTTCTTATATCCTATCTCACCATCACCTGGATTGTGTGCACCACTATAAAGCAAGTGTGGCAGTTCAGGATTGTCCCAGTAGTACCATTCAATGTTTCTTTTTTCATATTCAATTGGCTTATGAAATAATTTTTGTTCTTCATAATTTTTATGCACCCATATATTGCCAAACACAAACATAGGACCTTTCAACTTGTCCAAGTCTTGGTTTTCTAATCTTTGACAACTGCCACCAATGCTGATGTCTCCTACTTTGTATCCTGGTTTGACAAATTCATTTATGCCCCAACGCAATAGGTGAAGGTCTTTGCGTCCGTAGTCATCGTATTGATTTATTGAGGGTATGATCATCATCTTCCTGGATACTCTGCCACAAAAGCATTTTCATAATTGTTCCATTCAGCAAACAAAATGTTTTTTGCAGGTTTGGTTGTTTTTGCGGCCCATGTTGCCTTTTCCCACAATTCACGCAGTGTCATAAACAATCTCCATTCCCATGACTTGATACTTTTATCTTCAAATGTTATTTTTGTGCTTTCATGTATGTCCAATGTGTTGTTTGGATTTGTTGGATTATCATAATGGTTAATAATGTATTCCGCTTTTATAATTGCATCTTGTTGGAACACACTTGCTTTGATATATCCTTCATGTATTAATGGTTTTACAACTTTGAATATGCTACGCCAATAGTCATCATTAAGATGATGCAGTCCAGGCCAATCTTCGTGACCACTCCAGAATTCTGTGATGTCTTTTTTTAATTTTTGTCCTTTGGTTGTGATATACCAATTTTGTATGTTGTATACCTGTTCCCAATTTGTTATGCCTTTAATGTATTCTTTGTTTACCATGTTTCTCCTTTTGCTTTCTCCAACGCCAATAACCTTGCAACCATTCCTTTTGTGTAATGGGTCTGTCTGGATACTTGCTCTTCTTGTTTGCCTTTTTCATCATTTGTATTTATACTATAACACTAAATATCACATATTACAAGAGTCAATTATACCAATTTTTAAATATAGACATGAGAGTACACTTCATTGGGAATGGTAAATCCAAAACATTGTTCAAGTCACCTTATGGTTATAGAATTGGTTGCAACATTCCAAAAGATGACCTTGTGTATGACGTGTTGAGTGTGATAGACATCAAAGTGCTATTGCATCAACAGAAAGAACAAAATTATTTTAAACCAAATCAATTGGTATGGTGCACACAACAGATTAAAGATATGAGTATCCAAAAAAAGATACCAGGCAAGTTTGAAGCACTATACAAATCCGTGTACAGATACAATTCTGGACACCATGCAATAGAACACATTTCAAAAAATAAAAATATAAAATTTATTGAACTGTGGGGTATGGACAGTATGTGGCACATGAAAGGCGAACACGACCTAACCAGTGAAATGGATGACAGGGTGTTAAGACCTTCAAGACCACCATTACAGAAACAATGGGTGCCGCATTGGAAAACAATATTATCTAGATATCCTAATATTAAATATACAATCCATGCACCCAAAGGAGTTGAAACAATTGATTATGGCGCGAACACGGACTACAAATTGTACTAAAGCAAAAATTATCAAATGGTTTGATACACTCACCAAGCCTCATAAGAGATTGGATGGTCTTCCTATCTGTCCATACCTACAGAAATACAAAGACAATGTAATGGTGATACGCAACAAGGATCCTGAAAAACTGGCAAACAATTTTGCATTGCAAAAAGACATTTTTAGATTGCAGGCAATGGTGGTGTTTGGATTCTGGATGAGTTGGGACAAAATGGAAAAAATGGTGGACAGGATAAACAAAAAATTAAAGAAACAGGATGTATGCTGTTTCATGATGCATCCAGATGGTGATGAGGATGTTTTACCTGTGCATTATGACATGGACTTGCCGCTGTTGATTGTGCAACGCATAAGTACATTAAACGAAGCAAAGAAAAAATTGAAAGCAAATACAAATTACTACAAACATTATAAATAGTAATGGATCCAATCAAGGAGCATTGCAATGACAATAACATTAAGAACAACAGATCAAGCAGGAGCAACCAATAAAAATGCAGAAATGTCGCATTCAGAATTGGATGGAAATTTTGTTGATCTGCTTACAAACAAAATTCAACCTGTATCAATTGAGGCAGATTCAGGCACTGCATCAACCTTAGGACTTGCACAAGGCACAGGTGTATTGGTTGTGAATGGTGGCACAAACATCAATACCACAATCGCTTCTGACAGTGCGGGCCAGGCAGTATTAACAATCACTGGCACAACTTTTATGGCAAACTTGACGGACGACTCCAGTCCTCAACTTTCTGCAAATTTAGATGTTAATGGAAATAGCATAGTGTCTGCATCAGCGGGTGACATTAACATAACTCCAGATGGTGCTGGCAAAGTTGTAATAGACGGAATAAACTATCCACAGGCAGATGGACAAGCAGGAGACTTTTTAGTCACTGATGGTTCAAACAATCTTGGATTTGCAAGACTGCAAGGTGGCACGGGTATCACAGTGACCAATCCAGATTCAGCAGGTGCCTACACAATTACAAGCACAGTCTCAGCAGGATTGACAGACATTGTTAACGACAGTTCACCACAACTGGGTGGCAACTTGGATGTTAATGGTCAAGACATTGTGTCTACGTCTGCGGGAAACATTGATATCCAACCTGATGGTAATGGAAAAACAAATTTAAAAAATATCACATACAATGAAAAGATTCACGAAATAAGTTATAACGCAAACTTCACACCAGAGCCAACAGATGGACCAATACAGAGAATGGTATTGACTGGTGCAGTGAACTTCAATGGTTTTGCAACAGAAACTGAAGGGGCAACCATTTCAATAATTTTTGAACAGGATGGATCAGGCAACAGAACTTTTACTGACAATGTAGACAGTGCCAACAGGATGTTGTTTGCTGGTGGAGAAAAAACTTTGTCCACTGCTGGTAACAGCATTGACATTATGACAATAACATTTGCAAGTGGTACATATTTTGCATCACTTTCAAAAAACTTTAGTGCATAGGAGATAACAATGCCATTAGGCATAGCCAGATTGAACACACTATCATTGGAAACCACGCACCCAGCAATTGGTGTATCCGCGGCGGCGGCAACGGGATTGGCAATGGTGGATCCAAACGGTGATTATGTGTTGGAAGACGAATCATATAGTGCAGGCGAAAGTGCCGTAGACACTATGACATTTGCATTCTGGATGAGATTTGATGCCAGTGCAACTTCAGGCGAGAAATATATATTCAAATTTGAACAAGGCACGTCACAGGTTTTTGCATTGTACAATTACGGTACAGGTGGTGGACAGGTCAGTAGCAACGGATTTGTCCGCTTTGGTGCATTGGTCAGTGGTTCTTGGAAATTTGACATGATATTAGATGTGGGCAATATACACGGAGATGGTAACCTACATCATGTTGCTATACAAAAAAATAGCACAACATTCAACATATATGTGGATGGTGTTGAAAAAACCTCAAATGCAAATACATTTAATTCAGTCAATCAAAGTGGTAACCATATCAGATGGGACCTTTACGACGAGGCATACATCTTGTCCAGTTCAGACAGTTCAAGTAGCAATAATGTGCAAAATCCAATCACACAACTTTGGATTGACCATGTTTCACACGATCTTGACATAACTGGAATAAGAAATGCATTTTACAACGGCGGTGCACTTAACATGGGCAGTGATGGTACTGGAACTGGTCTGCCACAACCAATGCACTATTTTGAGGGCAATACCACAGGTTTTAGAAATGATGGAGGTTCGTCATCTAGGTCCTGGACATTGGTAGGTTCAGGAGGCACAGACATAAGTTCAAATGATGGACCACAGTTCGTAAGTATACCTGGACTAAGAGCACTTGACAGGCAGTCATTAAGATCAGGTGATAGTGCTATTACCACACAACCAGGTTCATCAACAGGTGAAGTCACAGTGTCCTTTTGGTTCAAATTTGATTCAGGTGATACTGGTAATATTATACCTTTCAACCTAAACGATGGCAATCAGTCAGGCATAGGTGGTCCTGCATTGATGTTCGTTGAAATGCATAAGGGTAGATATAGGTTTGGATGTAGGGACAGCGGTAATAATTTTAGATGTGATTTTGTGTATTCTGAAAATGGCAACAGTCCAGAAAGTTCTTTTGGTAGTGGTTTATTTGATGGCGACTATCATCATTTTGTGGTTTCGTGTACCACTTCTGATCCAGGCATAGAGTTTTATGTTGATGGTGTGAATAAGTCTAGTTCCTTCACTGAACTAGCAGGAAGAATCACTGCAGGCAACAGATCCAATTTTGATGCATATGATAATTTCAACTTATTGATACAATGGAACCAGGCTGGCGATAATGGTGGACATCTTACACAACTATGGATAGATGATTCAGCAGTGGATCTATCTACAAATTTGGATAAATTTTATAACAATGGCCCTGTGGAAATGGGACCTTTTGGGACGGCTTCAGGGTTGTCGCAACCACTAATATTTCACACAGGTGACACAACAGATTTTTTCCACAAAGGTGGTGATACTTCACAATTTAATTACACAATCAACAAGACAGGATCAGGCAGTGATGTATCTGCTAATAACGGACCACAATTTAGTTAAATATAACAAAGGAGAAATATATGGCATGGCCATCAGGATCAAAAGCAGGAACAACCAATTGCGATAACGCAAATGATTCAATATCTGATGCAAGATCAGATATACTGCAAAACATCACCAATGTGAACACCATCATAGATTTTTATGATGCGTCTGGACCTTACGCAACCAAAGGTGAATATTCAAAACAACAATATTTTGATATGACTACCTTGACTGCAACAGATGACAGTTCAGGTGGTATTGCATGGGACCTTAGCACAAACCAAGTGGCACAATTAACATTGGCGGCAAGTTCAACACTGGCAAACCCAACCAACATTGAAGCAGGAGCAACATACGTCTTGATAGTAAAACAGGACGGCACAGGTGGAAGGACTTTGGCTTACGATTCAAAATATAAATTTCCAGGTGGCACAGCACCCACACTATCCACAGGTGCAAATGATGTGGATGTTTTATGTTTCGTATCTGACGGCACAAACCTTTACGGCAATGCCATGTTGGATATGTCATAATGCCATTCACTTCACCTTTATTGACAGCAGTTGCAGGACTTGGTTTTGACTGTTTGTGCGAATACACACACGGCATACCACATCCAACATCTTCTTCATCCAATTTTTTTAGATTTAGTAATCAAGGTGCAGGCACTTGGAATGTAATTTCAGATCCAAAAGGTATTACACTACGAGTTGTGGACCATGTGAACGGTGATGCAGTGGCACTGAACCCATCAGGCACATTAAAGTTGACCGTGATTACTCATCCCACCTACAGCAGTTCAAACAGTTCAGATGAAGCAGGTTTTACTGTTAACCAGTTATCAGACACATCAACGACTTCCAGTCCAAGTGGTGGCATAGGTGTCATAACTCATAAAAGTTTCCAATCAAGCAGTACGCAAACACTTGAGGATGTCACAATACTAATTGATGGCAACCAAGGCACTAGACCTGGATTATACTTTGGAATGAAAAGAGCAATTCTTACTGACACTTTCAACATCACTGGAAGACTGTTGATAGGAATCAACAAAACATAATAAATAAACAAGTTATACAAATAACTAAAACCTTAAGGAGAAATAACAATGAGTGCATCAAGCGATTATTTAGAAAAGAAATTGCTAGACCACGCTCTAGGCACAGCATCTTTCACATCACCAGGAACAGTCTTTTTGGCTTTGTTCACAGCAGGTGATTCTGCAGGAGGCACAATTGACAACCTAGAAGCAGGTGATCTATCAAATGAAGTCACAGGCAACGGATATGCAAGACAAACCATATCGTTCAATGCCGCGAATGCTTCAGGTACGGCAACAAACAACGGAGCAGTCACATTCACAGCATCAGGTGGTGATTTTGGAACAATCACCCATGTAGCGATTATGGACACAAACTCAACAAGTGATTCTGCAGGCGCGGGAAATGTTTTATTTTATGGAGCATTGACAGCCAGCAAGACAATTGAAGACGGAGACTCTTTCCAAATAGCGGACACAAATTTAAGCATAACATTGGCTTAATAACCAGGAGTCCCCACAGTGTCAAGATACACAGCAAGTGGATATGTAGCCCAAGGCTATGTTGAGGCAACATTTACAGGTGCGTCACTTGTATCTGCATCTGCAACCTTAACCGCGACTGGCGGCAAGATACTTGGATCAAGTGTCAATATATTTTCAAACCTAGGTGGACTCACATGGGGTGAGATGGGCACATGGGCAGAGCCCAAACAAGCCACATGGGGAGGACAACCTTTTTCTGTTTCTGCAGAAAGATTAAAAGGTGGTAGAATTGTTGAGACATCTTCATTCACAGTCTCAGCAACAGCAACAAGGACACTTGGCGGTACGGTTAATATCTCAGGTGTACTCAATACCAGCATAGATGCCAATGCCATACTGGCTGGACTGTTAACATCTCCACCAAGCACATTCACACTAACAGCATCAGCCACAGCAGGCATACTGGGACAGGGTGCATTCACATCCACATTCACACAAACAACAAATGGTGGATTTTTTGTTAGAGGTGTTGCTATTTCTGAAACTTCAAGTTTTTCTGTCAATGCTGTTGGTAAAAAAATAAACAGAGTATTCAATTTTAATTTAGATGCTGTTGCCAGTGTACAAGCATTAGGCAAAAGAATTAGATTAGGACAAGCAGACATCACTGTCAGTACAAATCTTGTTGCTGATCCAACTTTAGGAGCCAGCGGTGTTGCATTAAAGGCAGGCAGTTTCTCTGTTGACGCAACAGGTTTCAGAGTAAGATTTGGTGCAGGTGCATTTACATCTGCATTCTCAGTGCCAAATTTCCCAGGTGGTTTTCTTGCAGATGGTGAAGCAAGTATTATTACAAGTGGGTCAACATTAGTTGTAGGCAGTAAAGTTGCCTTTGATCCGTTTAGAAGAGTCACAGTTCGTCCAGAGTCACGCATAAATATTGTTGACCAAGAAACAAGAATTTTAGTTGTACCTTCTGAGTCAAGAAAACTTACTGTTCAGCACACGGTATTAGTAGATGAGGTTGGACCAATAGACAGGAGATCAGGATAACACATGGCAACATTAACAGGATACAAATCAGACAGAGTAGGACAATTTATTGAAAAGGATCCGTTTGCTGTATTAGATTACGCAATGGACTTTACCAATGCAATGGCAAGTGGTGACACAATTAACACAGTCACAGTGACAGTGGAGACAATAGACGGAGATGCCGCTCCATTGGCTGTGGATTCATCTTCCAAAACAGATTTCGTTGCCACAGCATTCATATCAGGTGGCACAGCAGGCAAT